GGATCGTCGGTCATTTGGGGGTGCCTCAGGGGATAATCATGGAAATCGGAACGACGATCAGGCCCTGGTCGCCCAAGTCGCCGGGGACCTTGGTGATGCGGCCATCGATCCAGCAGTGGTGGACCAGGCCGCCCAGCGTGAAGGTGTTCTGATGCGGGTTGTCGGGCGTGAAGGCCAGTTCGACAGCGTCGAGGATGGGATTGCCGGCCATATCCGGTACCGCTGTCGGGTCTTTCCCCGTGTTCAGCGCGATGTACCAGCGCGCGCCCCACTTGCGCAGCACGTCTTGTCCGACCTTGCGGCGATCAACCTCGTCGAGGCTGGTCTGGATCAGGGCGGGCTGCGCCGGCAGATCGGTCAGCAGCTTTTGCCGGCGAGAGGTATAGGCCCAGGTCTGGCCGCTGTTCCACGTCAGGCGTTGCCCGGCGGCGAACAGTGCGGCGTAGACCGTCTCGCGGCTCATTGTGTCAAAGCCCCAATAATGGCCGAGCGAACGGCAAAGGTGATTTCGTTCAGGTTTTCTGCGACGGACGACCGCATGTAGCTCCGCTCCGGCATCACAGATCCGGGATGGTTGACCATGCGGCGGAAAACCATCTTGCCGTCCATCATGAAGGCCAGGGCCTGCGCGTTCTTCGCCATGATGACGTGGGGCGCCGTCGTGCCGCCGTATTCATGGATCGCGGCGTACTTGACGCCGCGGCTGAAGACCGCCCCCCGGATGGGGAACGTCGTCGACGTGACCTCGGATCCTATGCTGTCCGACAGCGCTCCGGTGCGGCGATTGAGCACTTGGCCGGAAAGCTTTTCCGACCGGATGTAGAGCACAAGATCGCCGAGCTTGGCCCCGAGAGCAGTTGCGGCGGCGGCGGATGCCCTGTCTTTCGCGCCTTCGAGCCGGGCGATCCACTCCTTGAGGCCGCGCGGCCTGACGGACATCCGCAACATCAGGCCGGGACCACGTTCCGGTACTGCGCCAGCATGGATGCGACAGTTTCATTCATCGCAGACTTGATGAAGGAGACGACTTGCTGCCCGCTCAGGGTCTGCGAGGTCTCGCCGATGCGGTTGCGTCGCCTAAACGCCTCGCCGGCGATTTCGGTGCAGGCCTGGACGATGTCGTTGGGGATCGTGGCATACCCCGCGGTGTAGGATATGGCGATGGGCGTCTTGGTCGGGAAAACACGTTGGGTCAGGACGACTTCGCTCTTGGTGAAGTAAAACCCGTCGGCATACTGCGTCGGATCGACCTGGTTTGCCGCCGTCAAGGCGGTCTGGCCCAGCCATGCGATCGAGGTGACGGAGATGATGGGGAAATTGCCCAAGAACAGCCTGTCCTTCCCCACGCCCTCATAGATTTCGGAATAGCTGGTCTGACTAAAATCACGGTTGCAGTACGACCGGATGTACTGTGACGCCGCGCTGATGAGCGTGGCGCACAGGGCGTCCGTCGCGCCGCCGGGCAAGTCGAGCCACGCGTTCAGTTGTGCAACCGTGATGAAATCCGACATGGCGTGACTTAAGCCTTATGGCTGAAACCGAACGGGGCCAGGTGTAGGGCGTGCTTCAGCTTGGCCAGCAAGTCACCTTTGCCGTCCGAGGTGAAGGTCTCGCCGTCATGGACGACGGTGGCGTTGGCCGGCCCGCTAAACACGGCGGCGTCTTCGGGGGTGGAGTTTACGGGAGCGGCTGGGGCGCCTGGAGCCTTGGCCTCGGGGGCTTTGATATCTTCGGGCATGATCTACCTCGTGGGAAAGTGGGGCGGCCCGCAAAAGCCGCCCCGATTTGTGGCCTTAGCCGTTACCGATGTTGTTCAGCACGCCCATGGCGAACGGGGCATAGACCGCGAGGACCTGCTCGCAGTAGACACCGACCTCGCGGCGGCGCGTGCGCAGCGGCCATTCGATCTGATACCAATCCCGACGCACGCGCATTTCCACGACATTCGGCACTTCCGAGGTCTGGTATTGCACCGGCAGGTCGGCCGCGAAGGCGAGGATCGTGCCCGGCGCCAGACGGGGATGGATCTTGATCGGGATCTTCTTGCCCAGGAACGGGTTGTAGTAGAACTCGATCGTGCCGCCGGCGACGAGGGCGTATTCCGCGGCCTGTTCGGTGGCTTCGGACCGGTATTGCAGCAAAGAGCCGGTGCCGGAGGCCAGGACCTTGGCGGTGATGTTGCGCAGTTCCTGCGAGTTGACATAGATCACCGAGGCGGTGACCTGGTAGTTGTCCCACATGGACTGCAGCATGGTGTCGATCTCGTTGACCGAGCCACGGCCGGACGAGGTCAGGACCGTGCCGACGCCAGCGGTGCCGGTGGCGAAGGTCGAGACATAGGCGCCCGAGCCGGCGTTGAACGCCGTGTTTAGCAGACCGTTGTAGGCCGTCGAGTTGGTCGAGCAGTCCGCGGTCACGGCCGAAGCGTTTTCGCCACCCGCAATGACCGACGAGAAGGTCGCCGAATTGATCGTGGTGATGAACTGAAGCGTCTCGTTGCCCGCGCCCGCACCGAAATACCAGGCGTAAGCCACGGCGCCGGCAATGGCCGGAGTCGTCGCCGAAATAACCTGACCAGCGGTCGGGGTGATGGTGGTATTGGCCGACTTATTGGACGAGCCGCCGTTGAGCACGAAGGTGTTCCCATCCATGCCCGTAACAGTCTTGGACTTCGGCAGCGCCGTGACGGCGGCGTTCGGCGTCGGCTTGGCGTTCTTGTATCCCTCGGCGCTGAGCGCGACCACGATGACGGAATACAGCGTGTTGGTCAGGGACGAGCCAGAGCCGGACGCGGCCAGGGTCGGCGCCGTGGGCGTGCCGAGCGCGACCGAGTTGTTGCCCAGCAGGACCGCGTCTTCTTCCTTGAGCATGGCCTTTTGCAGCAGGCGCATGGTCATGGTGGCTTGGACGTCTTCGAAGCCCTGGGCCGCCGAAATGCCTTCGTAGGTCACGTAGTCTTCTTCGCCGATGGTGACGTAGGACGCGGCCTTGTTGGCCGTCGTGTACGACATGTTGGCGGCGCGCTGGCCTTCGGGAACCCACGGCGTGGCATCGAAGCCCGAGCCGGTCAGGCCGGAGACCTGCTTCCAGTTCGTGGCGGTGCCGGTGGCGCGGGTGCCGTCGCGCGGGATCGTCTTGATGATCGGCGCATTGACGGGATAGAGGTTCTTGGCCGGGGCTTGCAGGTCATAGCCAACAAGGCCGGTACCGGTCGAAATCGCCTTTTGGATTTCGCCTTGGCTCATGCCCTGATCGGCCATGATGGAGGCCGACAGGGCGTCGTTTTGGACGAGCGCCTTTTTCAGGGCCTCGCGCGAGACAGTGTCAAACATGGGTGGGGTCCATCTAAGGGAGGAGTGCCGTCGTCACGACGGTCGATGCCGGTGCCCATGCGGCATTGAGGGCGTTAAGCCGAGGCGCAGGCCTCGTGCTGAAGGGTTATCGCTGGGTAAGCGGTTGCGGATTGCGGAGCGCGGCGCGAACCTGCAGTAGGCCGATTTCCTCGGGCGTCATCTTGCTGAGCAAGTCTTGAACGCTCTCGTCGCGGGCACCATTGCTATTCGATCCGCCGTCGGCTTGCTTTTCGATGCTGACATGCGCCGAACCGGCCGTTTTCCGGACCGGCTCGCCTTCGATCAGGGATACGCGCTTGGCCAGTTCATCAATGGCGGCGGCGTGCATTTCGTCACGCTTGGCCAGGGCTTCGGCGTGGGTGACGCGCATGTCCTCGATGGTCTTGGTGAGCGCTTCGATCTGCGGGATGGCCCTTTCGACAAGGGCCTTGCTCAAGCCGTCATTGGCGAGTGCCAGGGCGTGCGCCTCGGCATCCAAGGCTGCGGCCGCCGGCGCGAACTTGGCCATCAGATCGGTATCGGCCTTGATGTCCGACATCATCTTGGCGCAGCATTCCAGAACGTCGGGATCGATGCCGTCCGTTTCCGGCTCATCGTCCTTCATGTCCGCCACCAATTCGGCGACCTCTTCTCGCGCCATCTGGATCAGGATATCGCCCAT